TTCTCTCCCCCCTCTGGGCCGCCATCCTTGGCCAGAAACCCTCACGAGTGCTTGTGGTAGGTCCCAGGCCAATATTCTTCGTAAGGCTTGGTTCCAATTTTCCACCACTCGTGTTTGGGTTCTGGCCTATGGTACCCAGAGGGGCGGTTTGGGGGAATTAACTCCCCCTCCCCTGTGGTCCTATACCACCCCACACCTCTGTGGGCTTTCTTTACTATCTTCTTGTTTTCCGACTTTTAAACACTAGGCAGGCGCGCCTAGTCATACACCGCCCGGCTGGTCTTTCCAGCTCTTGTGGGCGGTGCGCGCTGGTCCATCGTGCCCAGCGACATAGCACCTTGTGGACACCTCCGAACGCCCTCCCCTGTATGGGGTGGTGCCCAGGGGTTTCAGTGTGGTGACACACTCCCTGGGGCCCGAAAGGCTAGTGTGCAACAGGTGAGGTACAGCCAGCTGCCCCCGTGGCTGGAGGGACCAAGCTTGTGAAGCACACCTCACCTTCTTGGGGGTGGGCTAGTAAGTGGTGAAAGCATAGTGTCCGTGTCGCTGGCCAACACTTTGGGTCAAGTCCAGCCACTCAGTGAGTAGATGCCCAGGAGGTACCCCTAGTGGATCTGACTTGGGGCCTGTTACTTAATGCAGGTTAAAAACTATGAAAGCTGAGTAGTGTAGCCCGGCTGGTGGCTTCTCTTCCTTATTCATTCTATTTTATGGTGACAAACGCAACTGAAGCCATGGAGACTGTTAAGGAAATTGCAGCCAAAACCCTGGCACCATTAACAAATGATGTCTTGTCAGCCGCAGAGCAGATTGCTGGTCTTGTGGTCACGGAACCAACTGATGATGCTCACCAGATCACCGTGAACCCTAGTGCCAATTCGGCAATAGTCAATTCCACGCCGCCAGTTTCAGATGCGGAGCTAGTCAGTGTTCAGCAGACTTCATCCACTGATGATATGTACAGCTGCGCGTATGAGCCATCGGTTGGCGAGGAGAATGTCACCCGCTACACGGAAATCATGCATGGTAGTTACTCCACATCTAATGCGCCGTTTGATGTCATAGCCCATAGACTTACTCCCGGGTGCTTCTTTGATGATGATGAAGACCCGGCCAAGGGCCAGTGCCAGCGGTTTTGCTTCTTGAGATGTGGTTTTGAGTTCTCGCTCAATGTCACGACCCCTATGGGTGGACAGGGTGCACTTGTCCTGTTATACCTTCCCCCAGGTTTCGCCGGGCTTGTGAACTCTAGCTCTAAGCTGGATAATTGTGCTCGCGGCTCACTGTTCAATTTTCCACATGTCATTATAGACATATCATTGGCTAATTCATCAACACTAACTATCCCATATATGTCCTATAAGAACTACTTTAACATTACAGGGTCCGAGCAGCTCACCAGCCCCAAGATGGGGTCGGGTAGAATTTGCGTTGTTGCCCTGACCAAGTACAACTGCGGGGCTTCGACTACTAACTCCATACAATTCACATTGTTTGGTCAAATGCTTGACGCTGACCTCCAGTGCCCTAGGCCCTTAAATCTCAATGCCCAGGGCCTTCAGAGAGTTTCGCCAACTAAGCACACTACTGTCTCCTTCTCGCACACTCCACCAATGGCCATTAACTCCACTCCTGGTTGTGTTAATTTATCTTCATTTGTAACCGGGAATGCAGCAGAATCTACTTCTCTTGCCTGTGAGGAGACTATGGTGGACCTCAAAACAGCAGGGGCCCGGTCAGCCATAAGCGACCTCAAGACCGTGTTACGCAGATGGCAGGTTTATGCAGTGAGCAATGTTACCCTCAACACCCAAGGGGCGGTAACAGTTTATCCAGTCAACATAGTCACAGCAGGCACGGGCACTGACGTCCAAAATAACAGTTTGTTCTTAATTTGTTCAAATTTCCAGTTCTTTCGTGGCAGTCTGGAGCTGCGCGCCCTAGTTATAACCTCAAAGGGCATGTCAGTTAAGTACAAACTTGGGTGGTTTAGGTCTAATACAACATCAACTGTCACATACACACAAACTCGTAACACACTGTTTGTGGTTGGTGATAGTGATGGCCCCCCCCCCGTCCTGACCATACCTTATTCCAACGATAAATTTAGGTGTGCCGTGGGGGGACAGTATGGGACGGCTTATTTTGCAGTGGTCAACAAGACTGCTACGAATGTTATTTGCCCTACGACATGCTCAGTCGTGCTCCAAATTCGAGCAGGACCAGACTTTGAGCTCTCCGTTCCGCAGTATTCAGACTTGAAACTTCAGGGGATAGGTGATGGTGTTGATGAGTCAGCTACATGTTTTGTCAATTTTAGGCTTGTTGATGTGCCCATAACCACAACACCCCACACAAACGTTGACGCTATCTTTGGCCGCTCTGTCCATATGTTTGATGTTACTAATCAGCAGGGGAGGTATGTGATCACCCCCATGCACAATCCTAGGTCAGATGCCCACAACAAGCGTTCTACTTTCAATATTCTGTCATGTTTTGCCTATTTTGCTGGCGAGTTAACTATAACAGCAGTTAACTTCTCGACCCAAAATGAGGCATACATAGGCCACACTTACACAACAGAAAATGCGGGCGACCTGAATGAGCTCATAAATTATGGGACCATAATCGTGCCACCGGGGGGTGTCAAGACCTTCAACGCGCCGTTCTACTCTGAGACTCCTTTCCGCGTCCTTAATGGCGAGGGAGCCTTGGGTTACTTTCTTAGCTACTGTGCTGATAGTACAGCCACTATTAGGGTTTACGCGTCTCTGAGGAACTGTCAGTTTGTAGGTATGGCTGCTAGCGCCAATTATACTGTGGCGCCTATTGCAGCTTCAGCAGCCCTTAGCGACCAAGGGCCTAAAGCACATAAGCTCTTATACAAGGTCACACCGTCCAGGCAGTACTGCGTTGAAGTCTCAGGACGCACATACGCTATGAGCGTGACCGGTGCCATTGAGGAAGTTGATGGCCCGAGTGTTGTGGCCATATTGAGGCCGGTTGATCCTGAGTTCCTTGAGGCAGTGATGAAGCATCTCTCATTTGACCATCGTGCACTTGCCACCCTCCACCACAACCATGCCAAGCTATACGACATGCTCGTCACTGCTTTCATATACACATGCAGTGACCAAGCTCCTGACATGACCGCCATGATAACACGAGCCATGGCTGTTTTCCAAGACCTAGTGGCCAATGATGTGGTGCGACTGGTTCTTAAGACTTTGGTTAAGGCCCTTTGTTATGGGATTATTTGTGTCACTGCCACCTCCGTCGCCCCACTGGCTGCTTGTGCAGCACTGGCGTTGGTCGACCTATCTGAGATCCGCCTCGGAGCCGTGGCCCAAGGAATATCCGAGGCTCTTGTTGAGGGCGATATTATGGGCTTGGTCACAGTGGTCCTAGAGTCAATTCAAGGTGTTGACAAAGATGAAATTAAGGCCACGGTCATGGCGGCAAGTGAAGCCATGGGTGACCAAGCTCCGTCACTCAAAGGTTTCACGGATTTCACCAACGCTTGCAAGACTGTTGGTTGGTGGCTTGAGACTGCCATTAAAATAATCAAGACAGTGAAGGATAGGCTCTTCTCCACTAGGGTTAAGGAAGCATCAGAGTGGCTGGGCGCCAACAGGACACGCCTTTATGCCTTTATAGCGTCCGTTGATGTTCACCTCACCAAATGTGCCACCAACCCCGAGTACGCTTCTGACCCTTCCACCCAAGCCATCCATCTGAAACTGCAATCTGACCTCATCAAGTGTAGGGAAAAGTTTTTGGAAACTCCATTCACTGACATCAAGAATTTGGTTAGCGGGGCTATAACTAGGATGGAGAGAGTCAAATTAACTCCTGTCACCATGAGGCCCTATCGGCCCGAGCCCTATGGAGTGTGGATACAAGGGAGTGCCGGGGCCGGTAAGTCCTTCCTCAGTGGCTTGATAGCAACTGCCGTTAGGAAACAGTTCGGATTTTCCACTTACTATCACCCGGTTGCCTCCGCACACATGGATGGGTACGGGTCCCAAGAGATTCACGTGTTTGACGATTTCGGCCAGTGTAGAGACGAGGCTGATTACACCTTGGTATGTAACCTGATTAGCACCAGCCCCTTCATAGTCCCTAAGGCTGAGCTTGAGGCAAAGGGCACGTACTATAACGGGAGGGTTGTCATAACCACCACCAACCGGATGGACTTCACCAGCCACAAGTTGTTTGACCCGGAGGCATTAGCCAGACGATTTCCAATGAGCCTACATATTAGGCCTAGACCAGAGTACTCCACTCCTAAAGGTCATCTTGATGTTGTCGCTGCCATAAAAGACAAGAAGTGGAACAATGTGTGGGAGGTGAAGACAGATAAAGGGTGGTGTAGTTTGAATGTTGACTTCATGCTTGGTAAGATAATGGATGAGATCGAGGCCCGAAAAGAGATCGTTAACATCATGGACCAGGGTGACTGGATAGTCAAGTACGATGGTCAGGAAGTACTCTTTTCTGTCGATGAAGTAGAGCAACAACCCCAACTCTCGGACAAGTTAAAGAGATACATAGACAGGGCCATTACTGCTGCCACCAACTTTGTCACTCAGAACAAATGGGCATTTGTTGCCTTTGGTGCCCTTAGCGCTCTCTGCGCCACTGCAGCTGTTTACGTCACCAAATATAAGGAGGATGAAGGGGCCTACTCAGGGGGTGCCCCTAGGAACCCCCGTCCTAAGCAATATCGGGACATGAAGGCTCCAGTTAGCAATCAAAACCTCCTCAATTCTGTGGTGGAGAGTGCCATTCTTGAGGTTGTGGACGTAACTGGCCATAGATCCACGGCCCTAGCCATCGGAAAAAAGCACCTGGTTTCTTATTCACATGGCCCAGAGCTCACTAGGATAACGTTCTACAAAGGACCCACCAGTATCCCCATCGAGTACGCTTTCAATATCAATTACGATGGTGAGCCTACTGACCTCGTGGTGTACAAAGTTACTGGCCCTACTCAGCTCACATCACCATACACCCACTTCTCCGACCAGCTGGGCCAGCACCCGATTATGGTTAGCAGACGGGGTGGTTCCCTTACGGTGCGGCCCGTCGACAAAATACAACCTGGAGGCCAGATCACGACACTTCAAGGCACCACATCTTCCCGGACAGCTCGATACCTTGGGTACAACAAAGAGGGTGACTGTGGTAACGTCATCCTCACGATGCATAATGGCAATTACAGGATATTGGGCATTCACACGGCAGGGAATGGATGTGTCGGCTACTGTAACATTGTTTATGGTGTAGTCTCACAAGGCCAGGTGCTGCAGCGCCGACAGTCTGACAAAGTGGTGTACGTTCCTCACCAAACCAACCTTATAAAGTCACCATGTTGGGTACCGAGCTGCGAGTTAGAACCAGCCGCCCTTTCGGGGCGCGACCCCCGCCTGGAAGAACCACGAGACCTCCTGGTTTCGAATTGTGACAAGTACACTGGCAACATTTTTGAGATCTCCACTGAGCTATGCATTGACACAGTGGCCTCCGTTACATCTAGGCTGATGGAGTATGGCCCATACGCTCCTGTGGATTACGAGACATCATTCACCATTGTTGACATGGACTGGAATACGAGCCCTGGCCACAAGTACCACAACACTTGTAAACAGATGTTGTATGAATCTGAGACCTTCCGGTCCGATGTGGCAAAGATGCTTGAAGTCCCGACCACCTATTTTGTTGCTCTCTTGAAAGATGAATTGCGTACTAGGGAGAAAGTGAGGAAAGGGAAAACACGGGTCATAGAGGCAGCCAATTTTGATTATGTTGTGGCTTATCGCATGGTCATGGGTGAGTTTCTGGCACGTGTTATAGAAGATCCAGAGAAACGTGCTGGTATTTGTTTGGGCCTGAATCCCTACACTGATTTTTCGGCTATAGTCAACTCACTTTATCAGTATAATCTTTGCTTAGACTTCAAAGGTTTTGACGGTAGCTTGTCCGAGGGCCTCATGAGAGCTGCAGTTCAGTGTTTAGCCAACTGTTCATCTAATCCAGAGCTAGTCGTGAAGATTCACGAGCCCACCATCGTGACGACAGAGATAGTTAGGGACGAAGAATGGCTAGTCTCGGGGGGCATGTGCTCTGGCTCACCTAGCACCACACTTCTAAACTGCGTGTGTAATATTTTTGTTCACACGGCCTTTGCACTAGTCTACAATCTGGAATTCAAAGTTTACTGCTACGGGGATGATGTCATCTTTTCGACGAAGCAGCAGTTTGACCCCCGAGACTATGTAGAGTTCATGAAGGAAAAATTCGGTATGACTGTCACTTCAGCTCAAAAGACTGCGGAGATTGCGTTTGTGCCACCAGCTGAGATAGAATTTTTGAAACGGAAACCGACAATCTTCCAAGGAGTAACAGTAGGCGCGCTTAGCCTTGACTCCCTAGAACACAAGATCCAGTGGTGCCGAGGGCTTGAGGCCTATAAGCAGCAATTGAAGAGTTTTGCGACTGAACTCGCCCTTCATGGCCGCGATCAGTATACCCTGCTTACATCAAAACTAGGTATAGACATACCTTGGGGTGCTGCTAAGGCCTGGGCCAAAGCCCTGCTTTCCAGTGTCATCGAAGGGCTCGACCCGGGGCCGCCAGATCGCATTGTGTCACCCTAGCTGACGCTAGGCGCCCTAGCTCATGGGCCATAAACTGAGTAGCCGTGGAGCCGGCTATACAAATCTCCCGCACTCTAGCTCACGAGTTATAAACTGAGTAGCCGTGGGGTCGGCTATATAAATTCCCCCCTAGCTCACGGGTCACTGAGTAGCCGCTTGTGATCGGCTATATAAATTCACTAGCCACTGGGGGCCATAACCCAGAAACACAGGACTAGATCCTGGGAGCACGGTGCCCCTGGCACAGCGCTTTGTATTTGTAAATATGTACTATAACTATTGTATTGTTTTGTGTCTTCAGTAGTTTGTGATTTCATATTGATTATACTTACTTTATGATAATTATAGTCCCAAAACCCCAACCCTATAATTATTAGT